GATGATGCTGCAATTCCAATGCCACCTTTAGTTTTGTTGTCATTGCTGTCATCCTTTCCGTAAAGGGACATGGTATGCTATCTCCGAGTTAATTAATACCTATATTTTATTTATATTAAGGCTATTTCTTAGGAAACAATGCCTTCTCTAGCTTTGCGACGAGTAAATCATCGATGTCGTTGTCTGTTTGAGCAACGAGTTTCTTTAGAATCTCTATCACCAAGTCCTTGACTTGATCAGATTTTACAGCCTTGAGCACGACGCTCTTAGCGACAGGAAGAATTAAAGCCCACATAGTATTGAATAGTAACTATTATATATAGGGATCTTCCAGCTCAAAATCTGTCAGTGTTTCTAACTGATCAATCGAGTAGTCAAAGATGACAACAATACGATCATGATTGCCATTGTGCTGAGCCCAATGCTTATCGTTATCATGAAATCCGAAAACATTTCCTACCTCCCAAGACCTTTTACGGCCACGTACACTTAACCAAGCTTCGGGATCTGTCACGACTGGGAAGTGAACCCGCATAGAATCTATGTCTCCCTTATGAGGATTTATCTTTGTGCCTGGTTTCAAACGGGATATTGTTGCGGACTTTAACAATTTCTTTAGAATGTCCTCTTCCAAATACCCTGCTGTCTTAGGACATAGGTCAATGAAACTCTGATATATCTTGGGACCTACCTTCTTGACTTCTTCTAACGTAGTATTAAAAAGCTTTGTGAAACTAACCATCTCACTGAGTTGGTAGTCTCCATCTATGGCAGTACAACCTACGGCATTGATAGGAAAAGGGATGACTCTCCAGTCTCCCTCCCATAGCCTTACTCTACCTAGATTACGATCTTCAACCCACTGATCCATGATCCATTCGTCAAAGATAACTTTGTTAGCTTCAACGTAGGATAAGACCTCAGGTATGATCTCGTTGTAATGATTTTTAAGATTACGAAATGAAGAGAGGTGTCCCAACCTATCTTCGTACCAAATTTTTCTCATTCTATATGTTCTTCGGAACCACCTAGTGTATGTTTGCCATGTGCGGTGGCAAGCCGATACATCTTCTCATGTATAGAATCATATCCCTGTTCTGCTGCGTCTATCCACGCATCTTTGATGTCTTCTGTGTTCCATTCAGGGTCACTTTTATCAGTTGCTATTGGCATAGAATCTAGTGGATTTTTATACCCCTTATCAAACCAAGGGTCGTAAGGGATGTAACCTTCTGGAGCTGGGTAGGTCATCTACGTACTTCTGGACAACTTTTGGTGCCATGGACAGGACACTCGTCACCTTTCTGTGACATGTTACACGCTTCCTTGACTTTCTGTTTCTTTACCTTTGGCATCTTCTTGTCGCCCTTTAAATGCGGTTGACTTCCATCCGCATCGTCGATCTCAGGCATGATCTCGACTGGGCCTACTACTTTTTTTCAGCTATTGCTCTCCAAGATGCGAAGGATTCTTTCTTAACCTTCTTCTTGTAACCGTTAGCGTAAGCAGCTTTCTCCTGCTCTCTATTCTTAAACCCCTCTTCAACTGAGCTAGGTGTAGTCTCTTCATGCTCGATGACTTTACCATCAGCATCCTTTTGATGATGCTCTAGGACTTCAGCATTCTTGTCATGGTTAATAGCATGTTCATGAATTGCTTCGTCAATAATGTTTAGGGTTTGAACAGGTACATTCTTTTCAATGCCATGCTCAAACATTATATCATAATGTGATACCTTTCCGTCCTCTGTTAATGTATGTTCACCTTTAAGACAGTTACCTTCACCCCACTCAGCATGTTCTACCTTAGTAGCACAAGCATGTTGAGGCTTCTTAACCTTAGGAGCACCCTTAGTACCCTTAGGTTCTGCTAACTTCATACCAGGAGCATCGCCTCCTCCAACTCCAGAAGCACCTTTACCTTTAACATCTTTGTTTCCAAGAGGTTCATTCCCTTTATCGAAACGCCACTCTCTTCTGAGATCTTTGTGTAATTGTTCTACTGCAGACTGAACAAGAGTCTTCTCTTCATGGTGATCCATCTTATCTTTTTTGGGGTCGGTTGGAATAATTTGCTTGACCTTTACTGTACCCTCAGGTTTCTGAACCTTCTGGCCAGGTGTCAAGGACATGACGTATTGTCTATAAGCATCCGTACCAATCTCGAAGACTTCTTTAATGTCTTTAACCCACGTACGGAACTTTGTGTCTTCAGCAGTCAAACAGATGACATAATTGGGACCTCTGCGAATGATCCTTCCTACTTGATCCTTCTCAGTAATAACCCACTCACCTTGCTTGTATATTTCTTCACGGTAATACTGATCACGCACCTCTTGATGCTTGACCTTCTCTTGTACTTTCCGTAAGTCGCTGAATGACTTCATCAATCTAATTTTATGTACAGTTTTATTTATAAAAGATTAGCTAACTCCTCCATTAACTTCTTAGTGTCAGTGTGATTCAAAGCCTTTGGTATACCTTCTCTGAATGCTTGTAAGTCACCAGCACCAGCCGCTGCTCTCATTTTTGTACCAGATATAGCAAAGGTATCTCCATCAGCATCGCGTTCACCTGAGGATATTATATCCATCTTCCTAAAGGTAAACTCCTTACCATTATATCTCTTGATCCATTGCATAGCATTCACTCTGTCACTACCAACTACCATGACAACATCATCATAACCCTGTGTTTGTAGATCCTTTAGTACAGCAGTAGGATCTCTCGGACCACTGCGAATCTGCTTGGCAAGATGTGGGAACATCTTCTTAGCCCAGTATTCCTTTCTGTTAGGTGGCAGAGGATTAGATCCCTTATTGTCTACTGTCTGTGACAGATAGATGTACCAGTCACACTTACCTGCCTTCCTTTTGACAGCCTCAAAATTTTCCGCGTGTCCCTTAGTGGGTGGTTGAAACCTACCGAAGGTAAAGTATACGCATTTATAATCAACTATCTCCATTGCTTTGCCAACGTGAAGTTTATGTATGAGAACTCAATTCTATTTACAAGTTTAATCATGTCCCCATCGTGATGTAGTACGTAACCCTCTGGTCCCGTCACCTTATAACCCTTTTCAGTCATAGCAAATGTCCTAAAGGTTTCAAGTTTATCAAGAGCAGTGATAACTATAGTCTTGTTCTCTTGTATCTTTCTATAGAGAGCAAACATAGCATGGAACTCTTGCTCATTATCCTCTAGGTATTTTAGACCATCAAATAACTGGTTCCTTCTCTGTGCTATCTTAGGTGGACTCTTCATCTTATCCACTTCCTTCTGCATCTTCTGATGATAGAACTCACCAAGACCTTTAAGAGCTATCTTAGGATCATTTATATTACGTGCTGCTTTGATCTCATTGTTAAAGAACTGTTTAAGATATGATGCCACATGATACTTCTTATCACCAGTAGTACCCATGTTAGCTACCAGTGTGTCTAGAAACTTACCAGCCTTCTTACACATCTGATCGATGATAGTGACATTATTATTAAACTTCTTCATGGTACCCTCATCTATAGCAATGTCAGCCAGTTGAGTATCATTATTAATCACAGCAACATCAGCAATCTCAGTATAGCTACCACCACCAGTAGATGCTGTCATCTTTGATAGGTCAGGATCCTTTCCACTATACTGTGTGTGAAATACTATTCCAATCTTTGCTGCGCCTACCTTCTGTCCTATCGGATGATCTACAGGGATGCCATAGGTAATAGTATTAGGTCTGAATGTTATTAATGTCTCCCCATCAATAGTCTCTGTCTTCTTATCACCAGGAGTAAACAACAGATCACCCTGGACTACCCTATCTAATTTAAGATCAGGAAAATATGTTATACATTGTTTAAGTTTATCCTTTAGATTAGGACTAGCATCACCATAATATACATCAACGTCATCAACTGTATAACATATCTTTGGATCCTTATTGAAAGCAGACTTAGTACCAACAAAGAACCTTCCGTTGGCAGGGTCTGGTCCACATACAACAGCAGGGGCACCATCCCATTTAGTTTGAAGGGAAGAACTAGACTTCTTCTCACCCAACATCTTGGTCATCTGTCTCATAGCACTAACCGCAGCGATACATCCCTGTACACCGTAGTTAAGCATCTCATCCTCAATATGTTCGAGGTGTTTTAGTTGAGTTATATTTGCCATCAGGATACCTTAATGTATGGACCCGACAAATCAGATGTTGATGTAGCATAAGCATACATGGCAGTGGCTAACTCATCCTTCTCATCATCGTCCATCTGTCTGACAATATCAGCAAAGACTAAACAGATAAACTTAGAGAACTTCCACTTAGCACTCATGTCATTAACATTCTTTAGATTAATTTCACCAGCACCACCTACTGTACCATATGCTGATGTGTTTGCCTTAGCTAATCTAACTATCTCAGGACCCAAGTTCTTTTTATCCTTAGAGATTGCTTTTGTATCTGTGTACTTGGCATTAGTAAACAATCCATACTTCTCATTAACACCCCTCAGTATCTTATCCAATACACCACCACCTATCTTACCATGTTTAGCAGTGACACCTGATACTTCTCCCTGCCATGTACTACCTGCTTTATCAGTAGAACGGAACTGTACCTTAGCACCACTACCCATATGGAAATAGATATCCATTGAATCAAAGAGTGTGTTAGATGTTATCTCAGCAAAAGTCTGTTGTACTTTCCGCCATGTACCATAGTTAATCTCTTTAATTGATCCAGAAGAAGTAATCTTTTTAAGTGATACACCCATAAGTTTCTTAGCTTCTATCAACTTCAACATACAAGCATTCATTTGTTGGAAGTTTGTATGTCTTGTAATCTCCTTAGTATCGAAGTCACAATCACACAGATAGATGTCAGCAGGAGACCACTTGTTAACATTAGAGAAAGGTTTATCAGAATTCTTATTAACTTTCTTAAAATGATTCTCTACTACATCAACTATACCCTTACCTCTAAAGAAATTATAGTCGTCACTCCAATACTTTGATCCGTATAACAGGTTAGCTGTATTGATAATAGCTGTACTCCAAACCTTATCACCTGCCAAGAACTCCATGACCTCTTCGCATGTAGCAGTTGTATCTACATGAGGTTTAACAGGATCCCATGTAGATTTTTCATCACACTGTGGGAATGTATAATCTTTTTTTATCTTAGAATTATTTACTTTACACCATCCCAATGCCCATGCTGTAGCACTCTCAAATAATGCTGTCTCTTTAGCACCAGCACCTGAACCCTTATTACTACCAAACATTTGAGTCTTAGTCAGTGCTGTGACATTTATATTTTCAGACTCTTTCTTACCATTCTGATAATATCTCAATGGTTTAGCAGGATGTTGATATCTTTTTCTAAAACAATCATCACCCTTAGGACAATCAAGAAGCATCTCATCATTAAGAACTGCCTCTATGTCCTCACAAAATTTCTCATCTGCTCTAATTATTCCCTTACCTTTACCATCCACTTCCACTTCCACACGCATAGCAAGAGCATTTAACAGCACAAGAAGATAAGAGTCACCCTTGCTGTCGTACTCTCCTAATTTTTTCCAATCAACCTTTGACATCTAAAACTGTTTCCAATATTTCGGGTGGGTCAAACCTCCCTCTCTATTTAGATCTGGATTGGTAAGTAACACATCACCAGCAAGACTCATACGTTCCATCGTATTGTAGGTGTGGTGGTGTAAGTTACCAGGAAATATAAACAAGTCTCCTGCTACAGTATCCTCTTGCCATACTGATGTGTTATTAAAATTCTTTTCAGCATGAGCAAATGCCTGAGGGAACCATTCATTAGGTGGTTCAACAGCAAAGCATAAAGGATCACCTGTCTTTAAATAAAATATCCATGAGATATGAGCAGGGTCATGACAATGATCTGGTACTGAGTTAACCTCATCAGTAATAGAGTACCATGTCTTCATAAAATGAATGTCATAATCACAGTTCATCTGTTCAAGATACAGTTGAATGTGATCACTGATCTCACAAAAGAAACTGGCAAGTTGAGGGTCTTGATGTACTAACACCTTACCATCTAACTCACCAGTTAGTCCTTGATTAAATTTGTGATGATCATACCTTCTCGCAATCCACTTGACATACTCAGGTAGATGCTCCCTGTAAACGGAAGTAGGAAAAATGTTAATCATGTATTACCACACTAGGATTAGATCCTAATCTTGTTCTGTTATAGATTATGATCCTATCGTTATTGTAATCTGCTGTAAATTCTAACTCATCTTCTGGTGGCCACATCAACTCCTCATATAGAGCATTGAGTTTAGCCATGTCATCGTATAGATCACTTGTCATCAGGTTGACGATGCTCCGAGTAATAGATGTCAAATTGTCCACCTGGATAACGCTTCTCCAGTTTCTTAATGTTAACCTCGATGACTTCTTCAAATGATATGTCTAATGCCTGGGTAGCTTGTGCAACATACCACATAATATCACCCAACTCAATAATAAGATGCTCTCGGTTTGCGTCGTCCCAAGGTTTACCTTGAAACACCATCTTCTTAACGATCTCAAGAAACTCACCAGACTCAGCAGCAAGCCCAACACCAGCAGTGGTAAGACGTTCAATATTGGCACCCT